TTAAATGTAATATTACCTACTACTGCTATTATACTAAACAGTGTAAAATATTAAATAAGACAATCAGCTAATTAAGTTTATTAGGTAAATCTTAATTAAGAAACAATATTATTTATTGATTGTAATGTTACCTGCTATCTTTTCAGCACTTCTACCTACTACATAACCTCCTATACCTAACTGTAACAAGTTCCAAAACTCATTCTCTAAAGGAGGAATAGGTAAACTAAATAAAGGTGCAATGAATTTAACATAGATAACTATAAAACCAAATGCTAACATAAGTATTGGTCTCCAACTTCTTTGTAACCAATTACCACTTGCTTCAGCTAATATAACTTCTGTTTGTAGTTTCTGTAATTCTAACTGTTGTTCTTGTAATACCTTGAATATCTCATTCTTGGCTTTTAAGCGTTCTTCTTCGGTAGTGAATAGTTTATCTATTGCGTTGCCTATTTCTTTAATTACACCACCTGTAAACCAATTTAGTATCTTCTTCATATTATTCCCATCTTACTTGTATCTGACCAAAGAATAAAAACAGATTAAATTCTGAATATTCAAAAGTTTCATCACGTTCATAATACTGCCACCCTAACATCATTGCATTAGGTACTAATAAAATTAAGTTTATTTCCATAATCACTTTTGGTTATAACTATTGGTTAATATATTATTACTCTCATTGTAAACATAAAGGTTTACATTATTTGTGTTTTGTAAACTTAAATATTTACAAGGAACAAGAAATAATCCTCTTAATAAGTCCAAACTACCTTATCAGATTTACTTTTATCATCATCAACGTGTATGAATGAACTTGCAATACCTATTCTATTAAAGCCAACTCTTATAAGAGCGTTTAAGACAATATATCTTGTACTGCTATCGTTTGCCCTTATATCTACTGCAAGTCCTCTTAAATGGCTTGAATTTGGTTTGCCACCAGCACGAGCATTTTGGTCTGCATTTCTGTAAGCAGAATTAATTGTAAAAGGTATATTAGCCAACTCCCTTGCTTTATCTAATTTAGAAAGAAAGTCAGCATCCATATTATACTCTATTTCTTTGAAGTATTTACTCACTCTTATTTTTTAAGTTAAAAATCTTTAGAACTGTATATGCAATAGAAACTACTAAAAGCGTTAATTTTAGCCATTGCTCTGCATCAGAGAAACTCACTGTGAAAGTAAGGAAATTTATAAACGCTAATTTTAGGTCTTGCATATCCACTTTATTAGAACTTTAGTTCATTGTATTTCAACCCAAAGAAAGAATGTACTCCATCGCCATCAATTTCTTCTGAATAAGATTTCCAACCATACGGATGGTCTGCTTCTATTAAGTTTCCATCTTCATCGTAAGAATCTTCTAATCTCCAAGCAACATCTAAATGCCATTTGTCAGATAATACTGGTACAGATATTCCTTCTCCTTGTTCTAAAACAATGTTACCTAATTCTACAATAGAATGTTTATGAGTTGGATATTCTTTTCCGTTCTCGTCTGTTTCAGTACCTAAAGAATCAATCTTATCTTGTGCTTGTTCTTTACTGTTAAAAGCGTATTTACCTATGTACATAATTTATTAATTTACTCTTGTTACTTTAATGTGTGTAATTGTTACTCTTGTTATATTGTTGTTAGTTTTTCTAATCCATCATCGGTCAATGCTTCTTTAAATACTACAACGGATTTAACGTTACCGTAGAATCTTTGAGAAGATGTATTTGCTGATGAAAAATTCAAAACATTTAAACCGACTGGAGTTATTCCGATTGAATCAGTTGCAACCTCCACACCATTTACCCATAATGCAAAGTCATTTAATTTATACTTTAATGCTATTTTATTTTGTATGTTTGGGTTTACAACTCCTGTATAATTAAAAATTACTTGATAAGCACCCCCACTTGTTACATTTACATCTAATCTACCATTTGTATTATATGCAATAGCAATCTTATCGTTATTAGAGCCACTTGAAATTGAAATCTGTCTTGTACCATCATTAGCTAAAGTTGCTGTCTCTACATACAAAACACCCTCTGTTGAGTTTATTAAATCACTTGAACCAGAGCTGTTACATACATCAGCTAAACGTGTTACTGTGCTTCCGCTTGTTGGAATGTATGAAGTAGCGTAGGATTGTGCTTCAACTTGCGCACCCCATATGTATAGTCCGTCTGTTCCATTAGCTGTAACACTTAATCCACCGTTGTCGCTTAATATATAGTAAAAATAAGCATTTGTCGCTGTGGCTATGCAACGATACCACCCATTTCCGTAGTCAATCATTTCAACACTATCAAACGGATTTGTAGAATTATCAGTTGCAACACCAGTAGATAAATTATAATCTACACCAGCTCCACTACCGTCATAATCTATTAATACAAGATGCTCAAGTTCACCCGCTTTTGCAAAAATTGAAAAAGTATTTAAACCAGATGCTGGGCTTTGTGGATTCCATTTTATATGCCTATAATTACCACTTAATGTTGGATATATTTTTGAAGCTGTTAAGCTATTATCTGGGGACAAAATAATATTACTTACAAGATTTATACTTGATAAAACATATAAGCTAAAATCACTTGAATAAGTCATTAAATTCGTACTCTGTGGCTCTAACAATAAACTACCACAACCATCTGTGTAATCTATTCTTGGTAAGTCTGTATCGTGTGTTATTTCTATTACTGATATATCTGTTATAGAACCCGTAAAGCCAAAATTTGTTTGAAAGCCGAAATTAGTTGAAGTTCCTACTTTTAAATAATATTCGGTATATGTTCCATTCGCAATCCTATTAACTCCATTACCAGCACCAGCTCCAAAGTCGTTCCAGTTAATTCTACCAGAAGAATAATTAGATACTGTATATGTTATTTTATATGTTTTTCCAATAGTAAAATAAGTACTTGATTGATATAATGGAGCATTAGATGTTGATGATAAAAAATCTGCTTCACCAATTTCTATGGTACAACTACTATCTGTATTCCATTCATCGTTAGGGTCTAACTCTTTAACAGATATGTTGTCTATTGAGAAAGCAGTACCACTTGTGTTTCTTCCGTAGAATAATAAATCACTTGCACTAATGGAAGGAGTTACATATATTGAATAACTACCTACACTATATGTGTTAATGCTAATAAGTCCACTGGCATTTGAGTTAACGTTCATATAGGCAGTACCAGAAGTTATTTCAAAATTAATTTTATAAGTTTTACCAGCTACAAAACCTCCATTTAATAAAGTTTGTCTTATATATTTTGAGTCTGACAAAAAATCATAATTAGCAGAACCGCCACTAATAGACCAACTTGTTTGCTTTGTCCAATCACTATCAGTAGCAAAATCACCATTAGTAACTAACTCACTACTTATTTCACTAAAATCTCCATTCTGTACTAAATTACCACTTAATGTCTGAACATTCTCTATAATCCCTTGTGAGTTTACTCTTGTAGCAGCAGAACCTCTTTGGAAGTCAAAATCTGCGTTTTCACCTCCTTTAACACTATGTAACTTCCCATCACTATAAGCAGTAGGAGTTGTTATTATACTTGCTTTCTCTAATAAATTGCTCATAGTTCTATGTTTTCAAAGTCAGTTAATGTTGCAGTTGTGCAAGTTGCATTTTCATAATATGCTGAACGAGATTCCAAAGATTTTAATAAAGATGGTACTTCACTTGGAAAAGCTAAATTGTAGTAAATATCTCCCCATCCATCTTCTACAGGACTACCCCACCAACTAACTGCGTATATTTCGTTTGCCATTATTTTTTTTCTTATCTTTGTTAACCTTGTTATAAAATTCAGCTAACTTTATTATGTTAACCTCTTTTGTCTTATATTGTTTTTTTTTACCCTCCATTATAAAACCCAACTTGAAAATTCATCTGCATCTTTATCAGGGTACATATCTCCGTTCTGATTATTAGTATATTCTGGGTATTTAGTACTGTTAAAAGTAATATAGTCTAAGAACCTTCTTGTGTAAAACTCAGCTCTATCATTTATCTTACTCATCATTCTATCAATGTCAGTAAAATTAACAGAATCAGACTCCTCTCCTCTATGCTTAGATACACCTCCATTATCCACTTTGAACATAGAGAAAGGGAAGTACTCTGATTGAGTAAACCAAATTAACATTGGCTTAATATAAACGTCTCTAAGACTCTTATAATCGCTATTAGCAGGTAAGTCTATATCACCTGATATTATTAAAGCCTGTAGCTTATCATATAGTTTACCACCTAAATAGTTCTGTATGTGTATATCTTGAGCTACCTCAATAAAGTGAATCAGCTTATCAGCATCAGTATTACCACTAATTATTGACTTAGCTTTTAAATCTTGTATTGTTATGAATAATGCTTTCATAGTCCTAAAGTCTTTCTTATTTTATTTAAAGTACTTCTATAAGCACCTTTATCTGCTCTATCTATCATTCTCTCTCCCATTTCAGATGGATTCTTAGGTTCTTTTAAGCCATCCCCATAAGCATTAGATGAATCTACTTGCTTACCATCTTTCTTCTTGTAAACTCTTAGTTCCCAATAGTGATGGCAGTTCTTACCACCTTTATATTTTAGTAAACTATAGTTCTGTTTTTTATGACCTAACTCCTTGTTTACACCTCTAAAAGACATCATATTAATATCTTCCTTTCTAAATACTATCTTTCTACCTGTTAACACTTCCATTCTCTTACAGAAATCTCTACTGTTAGGAGACTTTCTCTCTGGCATATAAGCGTATCTAACTTTATATACACCATCATCCTCAGACGATGCTTTATCAGAATACTTGATTTCAGCCATTTTAACGGACTCATTCTCGTCTTGGTATATCTCACTATGGACAACCTCCCAATCATCGCTTAAAACCTCTCCTAAGGCTTCTAATTGATTAATCATATCATCACCATCTTCTTCTGTAAAGTCATTACTCTCTTGTGTAGATAATTTCTCTCCTGTTTCCTCTTCTCTTCTTATCTTAGTTTCAATGTTGTCTAACTCAGTAAACTCTATTGGTTGTAATGTAACGAAGTATAAATCTTGGTAAATCTTGTTAAATTCAAGTATCTCTGTTAAACCATAGATAACTCCATCTTGTAAAGGTCTGATAATAACATTGTCCATTAATACAGATGCAGTTCTTAATTCTTCTGCATTGTTACCGAATCCTGTGTTATCTTTAATACCTAAAAGAATAGGAGATACAATTCCGTGTCCTAACATAATCTTCTCTCTTGCCTCATCAGATAAGAATTGGTATTGAGCGTGAGCATCTGGTAAGTGTATAGCTTCTATGTCAGCCTTAGTTTCTGCTGATTCGTTAAATGCGATAATTGCTTTACCACTATTTGAACTACCTGAGAACTTATCGTTTATCTTACTCTCTATAATTTGCTGAGTCTCTGAATTAGGTACTCCATTGTTAAAGTTTACGAATAAACTTGGTTGTAAACCATTCTGTATATTTGATATATGGTAGTTAGATACCTCTGATTCTAATTCAGCATATTGTAAACAAGCCTGATAATCAACAGTAGCATAGTAATAGAAACCACTTCTATAAGGTTTGAATATGTAAAGTTCGTTTACTTGTGATTTAGTACCATTGCTAAAAGTAGGTATTCTCTTAGGTTTATCTGAGTTCTTACAGTCTTTCCAAGATGGATGATAGTAATATGCCTTAACCTTACCATTAGTTGCTTTCTCTGCTCTCAACGTCTCCATAGGAAAGTGAGATACCTTTAATATCTTTGTCTTAGCTTTGTTGTAAGTAAGTTGC